TACCTGCAAGACCATCCGCAGTAATTACCACTTCGTCACCAATTAAAGGTTTATACATAGTAAACTTCTTACCAGCAGGAATATTAAATTCCCTAGGATCATCAGTAAGCCCAGAATATTTACCATTTACCAATACATTTACAGGTTCGTTTACCATGTAAAAAATATCAGTTGCTAAAGTAGCAGTAGCAGGAACATTTACATTGTAAACATCGTTCTCACCTTTTACATTGGACTTATCTCCTAAAGCAACGACATGACCGTTTTCAACTGCAACAGCAGCCTTACCAAATTTATTCAAAGAATCAATATTTTTTGCAGCTATTTCACCAGCTATTAAAACAGAATAACTCATATTACATCCTCCTTTAATTTTTTATAATAATATTTTTTAAAGCCTATCCCACAAACTCTTGTTTGTGTTATCATCAACAATATCTATATGTATCGGAACTCTTATAGAGCCAATATCTCCAGCTTTCTTTGATTTTGCAACACTATAAGCAAATGCTTTAATAGCATTACTAAAATCATCAGGGTTATTAAATTCTTTAGCCTTTTCACGCCATTCATCAATCTGTTCTTGTGTTAAATCATCAGCGACAGAATTGATTGCAAATTCAATTTTAGATTTTCTTTCTTGTTCTTCAACATTAGTCTTAAATTCAAGAAGTTTAGCTTTTTCTTCTTTCAATGTTTCAACTTCTTTTTCAAGAGCAGAAAACTTTTCTGATACTTTTTCCAATTCAGATACTTTCTCTTTATAAGAAACAATATCTTTATTAAGCTGTTCTTTCTCTGTTGCAAATGCCTTTTCTTTTTCTGCAACTAAATTATGTACAAATTCCATTAAATCGTCTTTTTCATCTTCATCATCATCTGTAATGACATAAGTCATTTTTGCACGTTTTACACCTTCAAGATTAAGTTTAGCTACACCATCTTCAATAGAGTATGGAATAGCAACAGTTTTATTTGATTCTTCATCCATAGCATAAATATAATCTTCATCGTAATCTCTCATCCAATATTTGCTACATTCCATATCTCCATTTTTGTATTTGACATCATTACAAGCAGATTGAAGAATGTTCCACATTTCATTTGCAGTAATGCCAAAGGTTTGAGCAAATTCTTCTTTATTGAATTTCATATCTTCACCATCCTTACATGAAAAGTTACTTGTATCTAAACCAAGTATTTTATAATATTTTTTTAATTTTGCTTTAGCAGATTTATAATAACTTTTGTCAGTGTTGTTTTCCAACATAGAAAAAGCAGCTCTGCAACCTGATTTACACAACACTAATGTATTATCTTTTATTCTACATACAGGATATTTTAGTTTTAAACTTGGAGAATCTTCCCATCCTTCTTCAACAACCAAATAGCATTTGTTAACCAATGTTTTATAGTTTTTAGCTTTTAAAATACTATCCCTCAATTTTATTTTATCAATGCTTCCCCAAGGTGTAGTCATATCTGCTGACTTTTTAGATAAGTCTATTTTAATAGGATCATTCTTTCCCATATCTTCTTTAGTCACAGCAAATAATATTTTCTTTACTTCTTCAACCATTTCAGAAAATTTTAATACAGTTGCTTTTGCGTTAGGAATAGCAGGAGAATCACCAATCAATGTTACACCTAAAAAAACAAACGATAAAATCTCTGTTTTATCATCTTTTTGTTGGCTTTCAACTATCTGTATTTCCATTGATATAGGCTTTTCTCCATCGTGTTTCTTAAAAACTTCTAATACTTCTGGACAATAATATTTCCATATGTAAGCAGTACATACAAGCCATAATTCTTTATTTTCGTCATACTCAAACCTAATATCGTCTTTTGACAATACAACTCCACAAGGAATTTCATCTATTTCATGTCCCATGAAGTCTTTTGTATATTTATTATATTTATAAAGTATAGGCTTACCAACAAGTGTATTTGCTGCTTGCTTTATAGCATCTTCTGATATGGGTAAATTATGCTTGTTATCTCCACTCTTCGCCACCCACATCTCAATTTTTGATAGTTGGTTATCACTGATATCCTGTATATTATATTTATCTACCTTAAAACTTAAAACATTATCCACATTTTCACCCCTTTCCAAATAAAATAGGGAAGAAGTAGTTATTCTTTAGGAAATGCTAAATTACCAGTTTCCTTGTTGTTCTTCCACTCTAACAGTGCTTCACTTAATTCATCTGTTTTAAGAAAAATCCATACTATTTTCTTATCATTTTCATCTATTTGTCTTGATATATATTTTATATTCTTAATTTCACATAAAAACTTTTTTAAGTTTTTACTTTTACAATAAAACTTTTTTTCTTTAATTGTTTCTGGATTAACCACAAACATCAAAAACTTCCTTTCTATCAATCATATTCATCTAAATCCCTATCTATATTGCTTCCAGCCGTTTCCGTAATTTCACTAGCTTCAGTTTTAATGTCACCCTTTGGTCTACCACCTTTACTATCTTCTTTCGACATGGTATATGCTGTTTTAATAGGTGTTAATTTATCAGGAAAACCAAGCCACTTCATAAGAAGCATACCCGAATCCAATTCTTTTATACTCATACCTTCAGCAGAAGCAATCTTAGGTGTTATAATACCATTTTGTGCTAATTCTAAAGCATGTTTTTGTCTATCTTCTCTGTCATGAATCGTGCCTTCAAATTTAATCTTAAACTTATACCGTTTTGTTAATCTATTTACATGATAAGTACAAAAATCTTCAAATTGCTTATACAATCTTTCAATAAATACAGAATCTATAAGTTTAGATATATTCATAGATGCTACATTCGGTCTTTCTGTGCTAAAGGCATTTTTATCTATACCACTTTGAGCAAATATATTATTTAACGCTCTAAGCACTACGTCACTTTTTACTTCCGTTGCATTATCAAAAGAAAATATTTCTGGATTTTCTAAAGGTAATGCTTTAATATCAACAGTTGAAGGTAAATTATTTCTAGCAATCTTTATAAATTCAGCCAATGTATTAGGGTCAATTGCAAAATCATCTGCTTTTGAACCTGTTTTATTTTCTTTATTTCTTGGAACTGCACCAAGTATTATTTTTATAGTTTCTAAATCTGCTTTTATTTTTTGTAAATCTTTATAATAAGGTATATCTGTAAAATCTAAAAATACACCCATTAAAGGTGGCACTAGTCCAGCAAAATGAGTATGGAACTTAAACACCCACCCATTTTCAGGAGTTATTTGCTGCCAATACATCCATTGACCATTTCTCATTTCTGCACGTATATTAGGATAATATGTTTTATTCTTCTGCATATCTAAAGCATTTTTATAATATTTTTTAAACTCTGGCGCAAATCCATTTATATCAACACCCATTTGCTGAAAATACATAAGATTAAATGAATATAAATATCCGTACCCCCAATAAGAATCTACTATGCACCAATCAATAGGCATTTCTTGCAAAAATAAAGCATTATCACTTTCACGTAAATATACAAAATATCCGTCCTCTAAACACATTTTTAATAATGCTTTTGTGAATTCTTTTTTTACATTAAATTTATCAAACCAACCACACATTGTTTCATAATCTTTTTTAAAAGTTGGCTTTTTCATATCTTCTTCTGAAAAATTAATAGGAATAGGAAACCAGTCAAATGTAAGTATATCTGCTAAATAATGAACCATTCGCTTATATGTTGTTTGTGTATTATATAAATATTGTGACAATCGTCTTAATGCTTGCTCGTTATCTCTTGGATTAGCAATAAGTTTTTTTATACGCTCTCTGTCTTGTTCAACAGGACGCATATTTATATCTTTAAGATAATTATTTGCAAGTAAAGGATTAAACAAATAAGCATTTAATTGCGTAAGATTCCTTGCAAATTCCAATGCGAAATTAGAATCTTCTTGTATCTTTTGACGTGGCACATCCTCACCACCTTTCTACCAAGAATTAAATGTAACTATATTTTAGAAGCGTTTCAAGCATGCTGCTTTTATCTTCTTTCACCCTTAATTCAATTTCTTTTTGTTTTATATAATATAAACCATAAGCCAAACTACTATATCTGTCTTTTCTATGTCCTGCTGGTTCTGTTAATTTAATAAAGCCACTACGCATTTCCATTTCAAGATTAATCATTTCTGTGATTAGTCTTGTTGTCTGAAAATAGCAAGCATTTAACCTTGCAATATCTTCATCAGTTAATTTTAATGATTGTTGATTATCAAGAATATATTCTCTACCTTCAATTTCATTCACTAACAATTTTATTTTACGTTTTTCAAATTGAGTTTTTGTGTAAATTGCCATCTCGTGATTTGTTTGTGATGCATTAGCGCCAGTGACCTTTATAGAGTATATTACTGGCAAAGCATCTTTGGTATAAGCTCGCTCTTGCATTTTTTCGTCATTAAATGCCGTAAATGCAGGATATTCTACACCACGCGCATTATCAAAAGTAACTTTGGTACATTCGTCATAAATACCTATAGCATTACCATTTGTATCCATTGCAACAACATCACATTCTAAATCATAGAATAATTGTTTAAGTCTCAATGCTTGAACACTCGTATGTTGTCCTTCCATAGTTTCTATATATTCGACAGATTTTATATATTCATCATTGTTTGGAATACATCTAACAAACGTAAATACAGTTTGGTCATTTTCTCTACCGCTCATTAAACCTATATCGACTGCTAATAATCTAAATTCATTTTTATGTTTAGCTTTGTAAAATTTATTTTTTTTTAAATCGCCTTTAAATTGCACATAATCAGAATTAGATAATGGTATCAAAGGTTTAGTTATATTTCTGCATTTATTTAAATCATCAAATTTAAAATATGCTTTTTCGGACTCGCCAAACGGAATTGACTCCATCTCAAGCTGAAAAGCAAGCGGATCAAAGTCGGATTCACTCATTTCATCTATTATTCTTTGTCTATCAATTATTCCATGTTTTACACCTAACTGATAAGGAAAACCGCAAGTAAAATATCTTCTACCTGCTAACATAGCATCTTTAAATGCTAAAAATCTATCCCAACTCCAATGTGACTTCAACCAGCTTGAAGATAAATATATTTCTGTGTTTGGCTCTTGTAATCCCTCATATTCCTTATATTTTAAATATCCCGGTTGTCTGCGAGAAGTTAAAAACTTTCTCAAAACTTTTTTAATTATTTCAAAATCAACCATTCTGAATTCATCTACAACTAACACGTTAGCTCTTGCACTACGCGCATTATCATTAGCAGCAACAACCTTTATCCAACTAGTGTTATGAAATCTAACAATAGGGTCATTAACTGATGTTTTTAATTCACAAATTTCTCTTTGTAAATTAGGACAGTTATCGTAAAATCCTTTTATTTTTTCACTTATTACATTTAAACTTTGTGATTTTGTTCCTGCTGCTATACATATTTTAGTACCTGGATAAAGTATACATCGTACTATACAATAGAGGGCAACTAAATGCGACTTTCCCAATCCACGACTTGCCCACCAAAGAAAATAATCGTTATGAAACATTAAATATATTAATATCTTTTGAAATAGCGAAAAAGGCGTAATTTGCAAATATTCAGAAATAAACCTATGAGGATTTTCTCTCCAATACCCAACCCATACAGCAAGACCATTCATAAACTTTTCTTGCTTCATCATAGCATCTGTTTGTTTATTAAAACTTCGTCTTTGCTCAAATACATTGTCTTTTATACTGTTCTTTTTATCTGGGTGTTCATAATTGCTATACCAAGCCATTATCAACACCTTCTTCTACTAAATCATCTTTCGTGCCATCATCATTTATATTATCATTTTGTTTTAAATCTTCTTCTGTTATTTCAACAGAATATTTCATCATTTCTTCTTCATATTCTTTGGCATACGTATTATTAATTCCTAACATACGACAAAAATGACCCAAAAACCAAACTCTGATATATTTTTTAAATCCATCAACATCTTGAAGTTCTGGGTCTGGTTCTGGTATTGGCTTCTCGTTTTCAAATTTTTTAATCCATGTACCTAATGTGTTTACATCAGCAGCCATAGCAGCACTTTCTTGTATTGGTTTTAAAGCGGCAGAATTCATTAAATCTTGTAAATCCTTTAATTCTTTACTTACTCCATCTCCGCTTGCCCTTTTTTTCTTTATGTTTAGTTGCTGATAGCATATTTCTTGTACCAATATTTCCATAGACTTTGTAGAAACATCATACCTTGTACACCACTCATTATATTGTTCTTCTAGATATTGTAAATCTTGTGGTGGTAAATTACCCCATTTGCGTATTAAATACGAATTAGATTCTTCATCAGAAACATTTATATTATTATCTAATTTTATATTATCATCTAAAAAATCATCACTTTGGTCAAAACAATTACCATAATTATTTGTATCGCCTAAAGAATTTATTTCTTTGAAATACGACTGCCATATTTTCCAACCTGTTTTTATAGAATGATTAGTTGCACCATTAAAAGCAGCAATAGAAAATGGTATGTCTAATCTTCTACACAGATAATACATAGCCTTTTTGTTTTCGCCATATAATGCAAAATAATCATTAAAAAAAACATCTATACATTGTTTGCATACCAACAATTTACCAGTAGCAGCAAACAATCTGCTTTTGCTCATATAGAAATCACTAATTTTTGTTGATCCGCAGCAAACACAAAAAGGCTCTAATGTGTTTGCTTTCTTATTTTTTGTGTTTGCCACCATCACACCTTCTTTCAACCATCTTCGTTATATTCGTCAAAACTTCCATTTTCATACAAATTTTCTAATTCATCTTCTAATTTAACTGCATGTTTCAAAAGAGAATTACCTAATTCATTAGCCAACACGTGTTGTCCTTCCATATATGCTTCTTGTACTCTGAACTCAATTTCCTGTCTTAATATTTCTAATGCTTCACTATAATCGCTTTCTTTAATTGCATGAATTAAATCAATATAATACTGACATTCTTCACAATCACATATTTCTTCAGTATGTTCTTCTTGTTTTAATTTTGTATTTTCGTATAGTTCATCAGTGAGGCTATAATATACATCCTGAGAAACTTCTTTATCATCTATGTAATATTTTTTAATTATTTGTCCATTTTCTTTAAAGGTTTCTTCTCTGAATCTCATACTCGTACCATATTTAACCTTTCTCAAATACAAATTAATTTTGATTCTTCGTAGATAAGATTACCTTGTTCATCCTGAACTAAAAAAACAAAACCTTTATCTTGTGGTCTTACCATACTACCATCAGAAGCATAAGACTGTTCTTCGCATAAACAACCACTTTCGTACATATATACACCACCATATCTGCTAAAACCTTGATGATGTGTATGACTCAAACAAAGCGTATCAAATTTCTCTCCTAATTGAAGAAAATATAAATATGCCTTCTCTGTTGTTGCAAGTATACCATTCCTAAACGCCTTCGGATGGGCAAAAAGTGTATTTCCTATTTTACACCACCAATTTTTCATATATTCAATATCTACCTTATCATCAAACACTTTGGTTAACGGTTCATAAAATGTTTTACTTTTTGTTTGATGGTCGTGTTTCCAAAAACCCAAATCTATAATAAAATCAAGATTAGTTTCTGGCATAAGAGTAAGCAAATCTTCATGTACTTTTTCACTAAAATAATTAATTAGCCTATAATTATGATTGCCTGCTATCAATTTAACTTGCTTTGGTTTTATATACTCAATAATATCTATAATCATCTGCCTAGCACCTATCATTTCATCCACAAAAGGCACTCTGTATTTTTTCTTAAATTTACTAACTGATTGACAATCTTGTTCATCTCCACCAAACACAAGTACATCAACCTTACCAACATAATCTTTAAAAACTTCTTTTGGTAAATTAAATGGGTAATGGTTATCTGAAATATGTAATATTCTTGTTTTATTTTTATATCCTATTTCTCCATTTTCTCTACGTATTCTTTTAAACCAACTGCGCAAATTTTCTCCTGAAGAAAATCCATATTGTTGTGCAAGTTGCTCCCAAGTTAAATCAATTTCTTTATTGTGCTTTTTATAGCATATATTCAATAATTCTTTATTCAAAAATTCTACCTCCCCAAACTTTTTTAATAATAAAAAAGTAGGGGAGAGAAACGCCCCTACTTATAATAAATATTATATTAATATTTTACAATCCGCAAACCTCATGCAGTTATTGGATTGATGAATAGGGAATCAATCCTAGACTCCCTGTTTTTTGAAAATCATATTATTCGCTTACTCCAGAAGCGAACATTTTTACAACAAAAACCGATTCTCTAAATCATTGGTACATCCGCAAAAAACCAATGCAAACTTGAATCGGATTGAGCAGTATAGTTGCAGTTACTACACTACTAGTTTTACAATAGCTTCAGCTCTCTAATAATACCGAAGCACTAATTGCTTATGATAAAATAAAATATTGTATTAATGATGCCTTAATGGCGGTTCTGATAAGAACATTGTTGTGACTTTGTGTTGTATAGCACACAACACGACATCAGTCGTATTCCTTTGTTATCATACCATAGACTTGTACCCCCATGAAGCAAGGAAGGAACACACACTTGTTATTGTTTTTGAAAATTGCCCATTTAAGGGTTCTTTGAAATCACAAGGGAAGGAATGCACACTGATTATTGTTTTTGTCCTTCCCAAATTTGAATATTATTATTCATTAGGTAGGTTGACAATCCTACATCCCTTAAAGACCATTTCTGGTGTGACGGCTGCCTGTTCCGTCCTCAGAATGAATAATAATTAATATCGTGCTTATATTAAGCAATTGCTTTGTCGTTTCCATATTTGAAAATAATAATACAACAATATCTTTTGCCAGTTGCCCAACAAAAGTACATTCCATGTGAACAAAATGAAAATTTTATATTAATTATTTTTTATCATAATCTTCGCACGAATCCATTGTTATATTTATACCTATGAATTTCTTATTCTCATCATCAAATTTCTGAATGATATCATACTTCTTACAAACTGATACATGTTTGCAGTTATCACACAAACAATTATTTACCATATTTTTACCTCGCTTTATTCACAAATTTTCTGCCCATTCAGCCATCTTTGACCTATATATAATAGGCAACTCTACTTCTCCATAGAAACTTTGTCCTCTGAATATTTCAGAAACACGCTTCATTCCGTTATTATTTCCTTCAAATGCTTGCAAATCCACTTGTGAATTATAATCTCCGTCAATAATCAATTGGCAATCCTCACCTATACGTTGTATTGCAAGTTTTATTAAACTAATATCAAGATTTTGTGCTTCAGTTATATAAACAATTGCTTTTGAATTTGTAGTGTCAAAACCACGTATATCACTAAATGGCAATAGCAATAATTTATTTTGGTGTATCATTTGTTCTATAGCTGATTTATCTCCAAATTTACATCCTAACATATGCCCTATTTGTGAATCGAGAAGCTTCTCATCCTTACTGCCTGGTAGGAAGCCAATTTTGACTGCATTACGAGTAGGTAAATTATTCACAAATATAATTAATTTATCATATGTGCCTTTTTCAATCATAGAAATAGCATATGACAACGATAATAGACTTTTCCCTGATCCAGCCTTACCTTTAACCATAGTCATTTTATTATGAAACATACTATCAATAGCACAAACTTGATATTCGTCTTTTAAACTTAATTTACCAAGTAAATTTGAACTAACCCTTTTGGTAGCAACATGTCTAAATCCTTTATCCGTCCACACCCAAGAATCAATTATTTTATTTTCTTCTTTACTTTTTATAAGCAAATATTCATTTGTGTATAAATCCCATTTATTTACTTTTGATTCATTTTCATAAAAATTTGCTAATTCAATTTCATCCATCTCTATTATTTTCCAACCAGTATAATTATCTTCTTTAATTTTGTTCTCAAATAAACTACATGGTAAATTCAATACTTTAGCTTTTAAAAATAAATTATAATCATCAGTTAAAAATGTACAATCATTATCTAAAATATAAGTTTCATAAGCAAAAGCAAGTATTATATTATCATTTTTATGCTCAAAAAATTTATTTGTACCACTAAATGAATAATTAGTTTTAACTTCAACATTGTCAGCATCAATAATATTTTTTATTGCTTGCCTTGCTTGATATCCAACTCTTTCATTATGTTTTAATGCATCTAACTCTTCAATATTCACTATGCTTGTATAAACCTTTTTGTACTCACTAAAATCAAAATTAGGGGAGAGAATCACGTTCGTATCTGCGAATACTTTTTCATGTTGCATAAACACTTTCCCTTCGGAAGATTTTTACATTAGCTGCCGACCTCAGCCGAGACATTTTTTGTATTCTGTTAACACGCTATCTTCTACATATCTATACCTTTTTGACTTACTATAATTTTTACTAAACTTGCTAAATTTAATATAGCCAAGTTTTTGTAATTCCTTAAAAAGTTCCTTACTTATTTTGACCAAACGTATACTCCTTTCGTTTGAAATAGGGTAGGGCAGAGGTGCTACTATCTCAGCAGGACATACCCTATACTTTTTTAGCTCCACACTTATACACTAGATTTAACGTCTCGCTCTATAAGGCGGCGAAACACCAGATTGTTATTAATAATATTATATTAATACTCTCTCATTATATAAAAAATTTATTTTTTTCTCAAAATCCACTATTCATGCAGGTTTCAGGGATTTTCTAATTGTCTAGCACTTCTATATTTATCTTTATATTTATTCCATGTATCTCTTTTCTGTTGTAATCTAACATCCTTCCAGCAACTACTGCAATATTTTCTACGGTTTGATGTTTGCTTGATTAATTTCCCACAATCTTCACATCTAATTATTTTTTCATCTTCATTATACCAATCAAAATAATATCCTATATTATCAAATGTAGTAATATTAAATACTATCTTATTACTTGACTCAATACTTTCTACAAATAATAAATTAATTTTCCCTTTAGTTCTTATATCAATATATCCATTGTTTGAAAGATAATTCATTATATTATTAATTTTATATGTGTTTGGTATTTTTGACATTTCAAATATATCATTAAAATATTTTTGCTTGCCACCAACATAATTAAATTTAAGCACATCTCCATATCTTATCTTACAAACTTCTTTTTTTATTTTATTATTAACTAAAAGTGTAAATAATACTTTTTTATAATTATAATCAATATCCAAATTGTTAATATATTCAATTTCGGCATCAGTAATAGGTATTTCTTTTATAATAATTAAAGGATTATTTTTTTTACTTCCATTTCTTAAAACCGTATTTATTTTTCTAAAATACTTCACTTTATTAAAATTTTCTATGTATTTTTCACAAAACTTATAAGCCATTTCTTTTCGTTGTTTTGGTTTTATACCTTGGCTTTTCCAATACTTAACTAAAATAGTCAATTCATACATATGATATTTTGTTAAAAATCCATTTTTTTCTATTTGTTTTGCATATTCTTCTTCGTTGTATTTATATTGAATCAAACAATCACCTCTTCCAATTTATATTTTTTGTTGAGATATACAATATCTCCGTTGTCATTGGGAATGGGGAAGAGTATAGGTTTCATATTTTTTCTTTTAATATTTTCAAATATATACTTCCCAAAAGTATTCCATAAAATATCTTTGTTTGACCCTTTATATTCACAATAAAAAATTTCAATAAGATAATTTGTTAATTCATAAACATTAGAACAAATTTTTAACATTCTATTTTTAAAACTTTCATAAATACTATTAACTTCTTGTCCTAAATCTTCGTCGTATTTTTCTTTTGAAGAATCGCTATTTATACCCATATTTCCCAAATCACGCAATTCCTTCATGAAAGATTTATACTCAGTTAACACCTCATTATATTTGTCGTTATCTTTTGGTATGGTATTATTCATGTATAATTTATAAATATCTTCTCTATCGTCAGTTTTTAACTTTTCTTTGATATTAAAATTTATACTTTCAATATATTTACACAATCTATTCATTAAACAGTCACTATCTACTACGGGTAAATACTTCTTATAAGCATTTAAAAAAGATTTTTCTGCTTCAGTACAATCATCTTTCTGCAATAATTCTTCTATAGATATTCCAAATTTTTGTCTACAAGATAAATCATTACTTAGTTTATATTTTTTATACTTATTGTAAGTATCTTTATAAAGGTATATAAAGAAATATGGGTGTTTATCAAGCAAAATACTATTTAAGAATTTTTTATATTTTTTTACTTCTTCACTATCTTCTTTGTCTATTTTTTGTTTTTCAACCCATATACTAGGTATTCCTTTTACTTCTCTGCCAATCTTTGCTTTATCAATTTGTGCTGATTGTAATTTAGTACACATCTTAATACGATTCATTAACGTTTCATACTCTTTGCTTCCTTTCTTAAACATTGGAAGTAGGGCATAAGCAGTTGTACTTTTATTAGTTATAGAACCAATTATAGAACCAAAAGCAAATAAATCTGCCTGATACAAGTCATAATCAGTTATTATTTTTTTTTCTGGTTTAGGTGCTTCATAAACTACAGGCAGTTCATCCTTAAATATAGAATTGCAAATAGTCTTATTTGACGTTGTAGCTATAATGTCCATATCGAAATCACTACCTGCCCAATGTAATGTTTCGCATCCATGTATGTTTACTATTACGCCTGTAGTATTACAATATCTATACCACCTTCTTAATTCTTTATTGTTTTTCAATTTTAATTTTAAGTGTTCCGACCTATAAGTAAGTGGTGCTCTCATTGAATCAACTTCTTTAACGCCTTTTTCATTCCAATACCCACAATAGTATTCATTTTTACCTAATAATCCCTTAACTTCTTTAAAACCGCAAGCATGTTCCATAAAAGCATATGGGTCACTTACTAAAACCTGAAAATTCCCATCTACAATAATTTCTCCGAGACACCCTCTTTTGATTTTTGTTTTTATGTAATTATAAACTTTATTTTTGATATACTTATCATTCTTAATATCATGATTAACAATTAAACTTTTAATCCAATAATTATCATCACTCCTAAAATAAGATTGGATTTTTTCTTGCGACAAATTTTCTCCCATTAAAAATAGTAAAGTGTAATATATATTATCAAAATTTACTCCTTGTATCCAGTCTACAAACTGGCTACAAACATTCTTTATATCTTCTTCGCTGAAATTTAATGTTTGTAAAAATTGATAATTCATAGTCAAAATATCATCAGGTTCTTCAGGAGATACAAGTGCTACTCCCCATCTTAAATCATTTTTTTCACAATTTTTATTATATTCTTCTAAACTATTAAAACTATCCCAAAGTTTAAATTGACTTTCAGTTAAAATTACATCCATTTCTCTTAAATCTACTTTTATAGGATTACCATTTTCGTCTTTGTAAATTGTGTCTATTAAATAATTACCATTATTTTTATACTTACAAAAATCTTCAATGGGAAATACACATAGCATACCTTTAATATAATTTTGACGAATACACCATTGAGCAGGAACATATCCTAAACCTAATTCTTCAGCCCACTCTTTTGCTTTTTTATATGTAATTAAACCTTGACCATCAAATCTATTATATTCTAATTCTACTTCCTTAACTTCAATTATATCGTCTTCATTCAAACCCGTTTCTGTCACAAAATTAACCTTAGCTAATTGTTTAACTTTATAATCGGGAATTACACAAAAACGTGGTGTACTAACAACTTTTGTAGACGACCCAGCCAACCCTTTATAAGCATTAAATTTAGATGGACAGAGTTCTTTATTCTTATTCCTGCCATTATCTAATATTTCATTTAGTTTTTTAGCTGTTTCTTCCTCGCAAAATACGACAGTTGAAACTCTACTTTGACTCGCAGAAGAAGAAAATCTAATATATTTTTTGTTATTGAGCATTAATCCATTATAATATAAATATTCATAATGACTAGGATGTTCCATAACTATAGTTATATATTCAGGTACAAACATCATGTTTATAATATTATTTTGCAATTCTGCAATTCTCTCAGCATTTTCTTTAGAGTGTTTCTGTTTTTTTAATAAATCCCTTTCTTTATACCATTGTTCAAGTAAATTATAATCTATTTGTCTATTATGTATTTTTCTTATGCTTCTGAGAATCTGATTATCTGATAAAGCAACTAATTCACCATTTTCTCTTGCTTCTTCTGGAGTTAATGTAATATTGTAATTATATTCTTTTAATCTTAAAGATTTAAACTTCATTGTATATAATTGTCTATTGGGCAATCTAAATCCTCCTTGTAAAATCTTACATTTTTAAATCCATATTTTTTTATATTATTGATTATATCAATACGCCTATGGTTAGATATAGTTTGTCCTTTTATTGTCTCACCAACTAACAAATATATTGGATTTTTATTGTATTTCTTTATTTCATATTTTAAATTTTGTATATTATCATAAAATTGACAATTATCTTTTGTAATATTTATATTAAAAAGATGTGGTTTTATAGCATCTAAATTCTTGAAATTACCATCTACAAAAATTATTTCTGTTTCTAATATATGTTCATCCAAAATTTTTCTGTGTTCTTCGTATAATTTGTCTTTCATTTTTTCATGTTGAATATATTTTAATGTTTTGTAATTTTTTATTAATTCTTTAAGTCTGTATTCGCTACTAAATTGATTTTCAATTCCTTCACCAACAAACCAACAATTATTTAATTGTGTAGTACATGTATTATATTTTTGCATATCATATGATGTCCAATATCCACACCAAACTTCTGTTCCAATATGACAAAGAATATTAATTTCTCCTGTTTTAGCATTTAAATAATATCTGTCCAATATTGAATAAGCAATATATTCTGAATTAGATTTTACTCTATATAAAGTTGCATCTAAAAATATAATTGGAATAATATTGTAATTTTTATACTCATTTATTATATTTTCATATTCTTCTTCACTAATAAGTTTTCTTATATACTCTATTCCATAAATACTTTCATCAAATTTACAACATACAATCGGATTAATGTATTTTGTTTGTTGATTAAAATTTACAATTTCCAAGTCACCAATAGATTTAACCCAATTAATTATATTATTTTTCACATATTCATAATATTTATGATTAACAAAATCAATTATATTAAAATTGTCTAGGTTTATTGCTTCAACATCAAAATTAAACATTGTTTTTCTTTTAGGTATACTTTCTACACTATTAAACTTTACTTTATATAGTTTTTTATTATCTGGATTAAAATATAAAAGTGGCAAATCACTTTCAAACAACATTTCTCTCTCTGAAGCAATAGTTTTATAATCTCTAACATAAAAATCCACAATATATTCATTTTTTATATATCGTATTTCGTTGTTTATACCATAATTTTTTGTTCCAAATATCCAAATTACATTATATCCGTTATTATAATATTTTCTACTTCTTTGCAATAAAGGAGTTGCTATGGGAGTACATTGGTATTCTATACAATACTTTTCATTTTTATATTCAAAATAAATATCAGTAATTTGCCCAGAATCAATTTTCCTTTCTATATCTAAATTTTTTATATCTTTTATATTTTTAAAGTGATTATATAACAACAATTTACCTTTATCATGCTCTTCCGAATCTTTTTCGTACTCACATTCTTCATCTTTACGAAAATGCCTAAGATAAATAAAGTCTCTTATTTCACCATGATTATAAATCATCCTTTTCCCACAGCCAACACAAAACATATCACCATTTTTAGACCATTCTCGCAATTGAGATTCTTCAACATCAAAACAATTATATTTTTTATTATTCACTAAAAACGATAGCATATCAATCCTCCAATCAATTATATCTTGCTAACCAATGCAACAATGCTATTATTAATATAATAATTGTTATAATTGCTCCAACATAACCCGACAAAAATAATATTACTAAAAGCGCACCAAATACAAAACTACTAAAAGTCTTATTTGTAGCAAATGCTAATATTAAAAACGGTAACATAAGCAAAAGCGTCATATATATTCCTCCAAATCTAAATAGGGTAGGGAGTAGATTACTATAATAGCATATTTTTATATTAATATTTTAAATACTCTTTTATTTCAGAAATAGCCACCATACAATTTACTAGTCCCATAAATATGCAGAACAATGATGTTTTCCAATTTGAATCATATTTATAAGACAAAACCATACTATTAACAAATCCAATAATACACATACTTCCAACAAACAAGTGTAAGAATTCTTTCATAAGCATCCTCCGTTTTAAATAAAACTTTTATTTAATAGGCATACTTTTTAATAAGTTTCTTTCCCTATATAACTGTTCAAGTTTAAATTTTTGCTTTTCAAAATCAATAAATTTTATCTCTCTAATAAATTTTAATATTTGATTATCTCCAATACTAACAACAAATCCTTGTTTTTTTGCTTCATCAAATGTTATATTTATATTATTATTTTGACTTTGTATTGTACTTACTTTTAGTTTGAATATATAAAATAAATCCATTTTTTTAGCAACTGCCAATAATATCAATCCTCCAATTTTATCTGCTACATAATAACAACAAAATTACAAACACTAAAAATATTATACAAATTAAACAACCATTAGTATCACTACCACCAACAGGAATAAGTCTGCCATCCTTTAAAACTACATGAGTAACTTTCATACATTTTCTATATCTAGTTATCCCAGTACAAAATGCACCTCTTGGCGGTTTGTCTAAGTATGCTTCTTTCCATACTTTGTATTTATAATCTACAATTTGGTCTTTGTATACCTTCTTTAAATTTTCTAAAGCATTATAATCAGTTTTATCAATCACAAAACATCCTCCTAGTCTATTTATTACTTATTAACGCTCACACAGGGCAAGCACTTGCGGTTTTCAGGCAAATAATTTCTATAACTTCCAAATTATAGTTCTAAAGAATCAATATCTTTTCTTATTTCGGCATAATATTCTTTGCGACATTCACTATCACAAAACCTATCTAAACTGTTTTCATCTAACTTTTTTCCGCACTTCATACAATATGTACTTCTGGATGATGTAACTATAGCATTTGCATTATTATCTAGTTCAACTATGTACTTCTTCTGTT